AGAAGATGGTCTCATGACTATCAAAAGACTTCAGCATGGATGAAAGAATGGTTTGATGCAAAGATTAAAGTAATAGATGCAAGCGGTAAAAGTATTAAAGTTATGTATGTAAAAAAATTTAATAATACCAAGACAGAATTTAAATCACCAGACTATAAACCGAAGGATCCATATTAATGAATAGTTTAGTTGAAAGTTTTATAGATGTAGGAAGTGGATTAGTTTTAGCAATTCTTATTCAGTTATATATCTTTCCTTTTTTTGGACTCTATCCCACTATATGGGATAGTTTTCACATAGCTTTAATATTTACAGCTGTTTCTATTACACGGTCATGGATGTGGAGATTATTATTTAGGAAATATAGATGAAAACAATAGTATTAGGACCACCAGGTACAGGCAAGACTCATACATTACTTAATAAAGTAGATGATTATTTAAAAGAAACTGATCCGGATAAGATAGGTTATTTTGCTTTTACTCAAAAAGCTGCATACGAAGCAAGAGATAGAGCAATGAAAAAATTTAATTTAACTGAAGACGACCTACCACACTTTAGAACTTTACATTCTTTAGCATTCAGAAGACTTGGTTTAAAAAAAGAAAATGTAATGCAACCATTTCATTATAGAGATTTAGGAGAAAAATTAAAACTTCCTCTTTCTGTTCCTGCGTGGGAACATGATGAAGGGAATGCTTTCTTTACTTCTAATAGTGAAGAGTTAAGTATTATTGATAAAGCTAGACACAAAGAAATTAGTGTAATGCAACAGTATGATCTTGGTGAACACACTAAAGAAGTCTCGCGAGAAAAACTTATTATCTTGGACCAGGAAATAAAAAAATATAAAAAAGAATATGGTCTTATAGATTTTCATGACATGATCACAGAATTTATTAAGAGTGATAAGTGTCCTAAATTTGATGTTGTATT